GGAAGTTTCTGCAATGCAGCAGCAGATGGCTATGCAGCAGTTGCAGCTTGAGATTGCCAAGTTGGAAGCTGAAGTTAAGAAGATCCAGTCTGAAGCAGCGGTCAACATCGCCAAGGTACAGGATGTTTCCGAAGTTGGTCCTGAGATGCGGATGCAGGAGCTACAGGCCAAGTTGCAGATGAAGATGGAAGAACTCGAACTCCGCCGTGAATTGTCTTCAATGACAAATCAGGTGAGGTCAGAGCAGCAGCAGACACAAGCTGCGGCACGTATTGCGGCGACTGCTATGCAGACCGCAAGAACACCCCAACCCCAATAGGAGGCCACAGATGGCTGAAGAGCAAGAAGACACAAAGATCATGTACGACACGATGCCCGGAGCCGAGCCGATAGAAGCAGGCGAAACTTTGGATCTAAATTTTGGGCTGGATGCTGATGGCAACCCAATTGAAGAAGAGGTCGAAGAAGATGTGGCCGAGGAGACCGAAAACACCGCTGTGGAAGAAGAACCCGAAGCCGAAGCCGATCCAGAACCCGACTCCGAGGGAACAAGCGAAGAGGATGCTGTTGAAGGAGAGGATCAAACAGAGACTGTTGCCGAAGAAGCCGTAGAGGAAGCGGTCGTAGAGGAAGAAGCTCCGAAAAAGCCGATGGTTCCGAAGAGTAGACTTGATGAGGTTCTTGCCAAGCAGAAGGCTCTACAGAAGCAGCTAGACGACATGAAGGCGCAGCAGACTCCTGCTGAGGATGCTCCTGAAACCTATGACTTCGAATCCAGAGAGCTGGAGTATCAGAATTTTTTGCTAGACGGAGAGGCTGCAAAGGCTGCTTCTTTACGGCAAGAGATAAGAAAGGCGGAACGCGAGCAGCTTGCTTACGAAATGCGGCAAGAGATGACGCAGAAGGTATCACAAAACGCCCAAGCAAATGCTTTGCAGCAAGCGGCTAATGATCTCGAAGCTAATTTCCCAGTGTTCGATCAGAACTCCTCGGAGTACAACGAATCAATAACTCAAGAAGTCATTGAGTTACGCGATGCGTTCATGGTCCAAGGGTTTGATGCTGTAGATGCGCTGTCGAAAGCAGCGAACTTTGCTATCAAGTCTCACAACCTAGAAGCACCTTCTACTTTGGATGCGCCGACTGCGCCTAAAGCCAAGTCAGTTGATGAAGTTGCCAAGAAGCGAGCAGAAGTAAGTAAGAAGTTAAAAGCCGCAGAGTCTCAACCTCCTGAGCTACCCGGCGAAAGTTCCGCTAATCGAGGCGAAAAACCTTTAGACCTTTCTACTATGACAGAGGAAGAATTTAACGCGCTACCAGAAGCCACACTGAAGCGGCTGCGGGGTGATATCTAGTAGGTCGATCTATGACTAGGGAAAGAGATCCCCGTCTAGCACGGGCGGGGGTGAGTGGTTTTAACAAGCCAAAGCGCACCCCTTCTCACCCTAAGAAGTCACACATTGTTGTGGCGAAAGAGGGTGACAGAGTAAAGACAATTCGGTTTGGACAGCAAGGCGTGAAGACCAATCAAACGGTTGGTCAGCGCAGAGCGTTCAAGTCACGACACGCTAAGAACATTAGCAAGGGCAAGATGAGCGCAGCTTATTGGGCTGATCGTGTGAAATGGAGTCCTTCGAAAACGAAGTCCTCTTCAACTAAGTGGAAAAAAGGATAGTAACTATGCCGTTGATGAACCCCAAAACAGGTAAACCCTACCCAGATACACCTGCTGGTAAAGCTGCTAGTAAAGCTGAGTACGAGCGCCGAGCAAAAGCTCGAAAGCTTAACGCGAAGAAAAAAATGCCCATTAAAGGCTCATACAAAACCCGTAAAGCGGGAGCGAAAAAGCCTAAATCTCGGGGTTATTAGTGGCGCGTACTAACGAAGCAAAATGGAAGCGCATTGTTGCCAGCGTAAAAGCTGGCAGTAAAGGAGGCAAGCCCGGACAGTGGAGCGCTAGGAAGGCGCAGCTTGCTACTAAGCGCTATAAAGACTCGGGCGGCGGTTACTCAGGTTCAAAAACCGAAGCACAGAAGTCTTTAACCAAATGGACTAAAGAGGAGTGGGGCACCAAGAGTGGCAAGAACAGCACTCAGGGTAGCAAGGCTACAGGTGAGCGGTACTTACCAAAGAAAGCTCGGGAAGCCTTGAGTAAGAAAGAGTATGCCGCGACAAGTGCGAAAAAACGAAAAGACACTAAAGCAGGAAAGCAAGTATCGAAGCAGCCTAAGAAGATCGCTAGAAAAACGGCTCGCCATAGAGCTTAAAGCCAAACAAGGTAATCAATGCTATGGACGCACTAGACGCTATCGGGGCAATCTGGCCCATCGCTGTGGGGTTTGTAACCTTGGTTATCGTGCTTGCCAAGATGCATGCGGACATAGAGCAGATCAAGGAGAAGATCCGCACCCTGTTTGAGTTGTGGAATAATAGAGATAAATAAGTATTGCTTTTGTGTATTAGCGATACTAATATAAAGATTACGTCTATCAGTACGATATCTGATCGGCCCGTAGCCGTAAAAAACGCAACCTCGCCTGCAAAGGCGTAAAACCTGCCGGGGTCGTCCCTCGACATAAAAACGCTAATACGTTGCTTCACGATACGAAGCACGGATTAGCCGCTCCAAAAGTCGGCTGAGAGCATTAGCAAAGCTAATGTAAATGAAAATTGTACGCATTTAAGGAGGCCACAAATGGCTCTTACTAACTTTGCGTCCTTGACTTCCAATCAGCTTACTGCATGGAGCAGGGACTTCTGGCGTGTTGCTCGCAATATGTCTTTCGTAAATCAGTTCGCAGGAACTGGACAAAACGCTATGGTTCAGCGCGTTACTGAACTGACCAAATCCGACAAAGGCACCAAGGCGGTAATCACGCTTTTGGCCGACATGACCGGAGATGGTGTAACTGGTGATAACACTTTGGAAGGTAATGAAGAAGCGTTACGCGCCTATGACATCACGATCGAGTTGGATCAGCTGCGATTTGCAAACCGAATTGCTGGCCGATTAGCCGATCAAAAGTCAGTTGTAAACTTCCGAGAGCAGTCACGCGATGCACTTGCTTATGCAATGGCTGACCGTATGGACCAGCTTGCATTTTTGTCACTTGCTGGTGTTGCTTACACTCACAAGAACAACGGTGGTCTGAGAACAACTTCTGCAACTACTGGTCTTGAGTTGGTTGACCTTGAGTTCGCCTCAGACGTATCTGCACCTACGGGTGATCGGCATCGTCGTTGGGACGCTACTAGCGGTCTGGTTGCTGGCGACACTACTGCTGTAGCTGCTGCTGACAAGATGAGCTACGAGTGCATCGTTGAACTCAAAGCCTTCGCCAAGGACAACTACTTACGTGGTATCCGTGGTCAGGGTGGTGATGAGATCTTCCACTTGTTTGTAACTCCTCAGCAGATGAAAGCTCTGAAGCTCGATAGTGACTTCTTGGCTAACGTCCGTAACGCTGGTGTTCGTGGACCAAGCAACTCTTTGTTCTCAGGATCATCTAGCTTGATGGTTGACGGGATCATGGTTCATGAGTTCCGCCATGTGTTTAACACTTCTGGTGCTACAACTGGTACTTCCTCTAACGCTGGCGCTGCTGGATACAAGTGGGGTGCTGACGCTGATATCGTTGGTGGCCGCGCTCTGTTCTGCGGAGCACAAGCCTTGGCAATGGCTGATATCGGCTTGCCTGAAGTTGTCGAAGATACTTTCGACTACGGGAACCAGCAAGGTATCTCGATTGGCAAGATCTTTGGCCTTCGCAAGCCCAAGTACAACTCTGACGTTTCAGGGTCTGTACAGGACTTCGGCGTAGTTGCTTTAGACACTGCACAGTAAGAAACACGGCTCCTCCTTCGGGGGGAGCCTTTCTTTTTTATAGCGAGAACTCAATGAAGGTTATTTCAGACAAAGAAGTCAGGGTGACTACAACTGGTGGTACAGCCGTTATTTTTCACCCCAATGTAGAAAAGACTGTAGCCGATGAAATAGGGCTATTAGCGCTTCAAATGGGCGCAAAGCAAGTCGATTCGAAAGAGATCAAGGAAGCACCAGCGCCTATCACTATAGAGCTGGCTGATGATGTTGAAGCCTCAGAAGAGGTAGAAGAAGGTGAGATGGATAAGGAATTACTTGATTGCCTAGAAAAATTAATTGACGAGGGGCACCCGGATAATTTTAAAGCCGATGGAGTACCCAAGTCACAAGTAGTGAACAAGTTGATGGGCCGTCATGTGCCAAGTGACGAGCGAGATGCAGCTTGGGAAATAGTTCTTAATTCTTAGAGGGTAGATAAATGGCAGTCACTGTTCAAAGTATTATCGATAGAATCCAGACTACGCTGCAAGACACGACCGGTATCCGATGGCCTGTCACTGGAGAGTTAGTCCTGTGGGTTAACGATGCCCAACGCGAAATCGCCCTGTTAAAGCCTGACGCATCAGCAGCAAATGAAACGGTAACTCTTGTGACGGGAACAAAGCAGTCTATCCCTACTTCTGGAAACAGGTTGCTCAGAGTCGTCCGTAATATGTCTGCCGCATCTAATGGCACTGGGGGTCGGGCGGTAAGGTTAGTAAGTCGTGAAGTTCTGGACGCCCAGACCCCACTTTGGCACGACCCAGCTGTTACAGGGGACGCAGCTCATGGGGCAACCGTAAAACATTTCGTCTATGACGAGTCAAACCCCCGCAACTTCTATGTATATCCGGGTGTAGCAGGCAGTGCTTATTTGGAAATCATCTACAGTAGCAATCCACTTTCTGTTGACCTAACAGGTGCTCGAACTGATCTCGAAGTGCCTGACATCTACGGTAATGCCGTAGTTGATTACGCGCTGTTCCGTGCTTACACGAAAGACGCTGAGTACGCCGGTAACGCACAGCGAGCCAGCACCCACTATAACTTGTTTATCAATAGTGTTACTGGCAAAGGTCAGATCGACATTATTACTAGCCCAAACTCTGACATTGGACCACAGGGGATCACAACCGGCGCTCAAGTCGGTCAACAAGTGGGGTAAATAGATGGCAACATCTTACGAGTCATTATTACCCGAAATCATCCCAATGGTGCCGGGATGCCCAGATACGCTGATCGAGAATAACATCCGGTCAGCAGTTATCGAGCTGTGCGAAAAGACTGAGGTTTATCAGCAGGAGTTAGACCCACTCACCACCGTTGCAAATATATACGAGTATGACTTGGAGGCTCCCTCCCAGACATCAGTATGCAAGTTGGTTTGGGTTACACATCTCGGTAATGAAATTGAGGCGATCACTACAGCTCTGCTGGAGCAGAGAGAACCTAAGTGGCGCGACTCAAACTATTACGGAACCCCCAAGTATTTCGTCAAGCAGTCACCCAGCACTGTTTGGTTAGTGCCTGTACCTAACGCTACTGAAGTTAGCTCGACCATCATTAGGGCAGTTCTAAAACCGACTGTAAATTCCACAGCTTGCGATGATGCAGTTATGTCTGATTACCGAGACACAATTGTGAACGGCGCGTTGTTTAGGCTGCTGCGGTTGCCAAGCAAAGACTGGACGGATTATGCGGGAGCGCAGGTATATGGCTCCTTATTTAATGAGGGCCTTGTTTACGCAGAGCGCAAAGCACGGCAAGCAGATGTACGGGTATCTAGGAAGGTGACGTATGGAGGAATCCACAAACCGTATCGATTTACAAGAAACCGTTACTCAAGGGGGTGATCCATATCTTGCAGATATCCGCAAAGAGTGGGACTGGGTATCAAAGGGCGTGAGGGAGATCCTAGAAGGGACTCCCCAGCTCACTTTCAGGCAAGAGGATGTATACGCGGCCTGCGTCAACGGACAGGCCATGTTATGGATTACCACCGAAGGTTTCGTGGTTACAACAGTAGAGGTAGATCGGTTTACGGAAGACAGAACACTTTTGGTCTGGCTCGCTTGGGCAAGAGATCGAGGAGAAAAGAAAGCAGCGTACTACTTACCTTTTTTTGAGGAACAGGCAAGGAAGGCGGGGTTGCAGAGGATGGAAGTCAGATCAGCAATTAGGCAAATGATCGACTATTTAGAAAACGACGGGTGGTTGTTAGACCACATTGTTTATACGAGGGATGTGTAATGGGTAGTAGTCCAAAGCAATCTGATTATCAA